GACCCCGGAGAATTCAACGAGGAACTCTTTGATTTCTCCCGCGAGTTCGGGAGTTGAGGCGGAATCCGCAACCCACTTCAAAGCCTTGCGGATGAAGTTGGCGGCAAACTTGGGTTGGGCGTCCGATTTGAGCGAGACGAGGAATTTATGGGTGCGTTTCATGGGTTGGAATTAAGCGGCTTTGAGGTCGCGGCAAACCTGCTTGCGGGCGCACTCTTTGAAAAAATCGTTACCCCGGAAGAGGTGGCGGGAGACGGAATACTCGTTGGAGAGGCGTTCAAGGTCCCGGATTCCCGCGTTAAGGTCCGCGCGGGCAATCTTCTCGTGAGCGGCTTTCAACTCGCCCATTTTGGCGGAAATGAGGGCGGCGAATTTCGCGAAGTTCGGAGAAAGCGTTGAGGTCATGCCAAAGACGAAAACCGTTTTTCGTTTAAGCGTCAAGCAGGATTTTGAAAAAAGTTGCGTCAAGGCCGAAAAATTCGCCTTCTCCCCTAAATGCCCAACGTAGCTTTTACCCGTCCCGAGGTCCGCAAAATGCGGAACAAGTGGTCCCTCGTGCGCGATTGCGTGGGCGGTGAGGAAGTGGTGAAGGCGGCGGGCGAGAAGTATTTGCCCGCGCCCGAGGCCACGGAGGACACCACGCAGGCCAAAAAGCGTTACGAGAAATACCAAAAGCGGGCAGTGTTCTATAACGTCACCGGGCGGACCCTCGCGGGCCTCGTTGGGCAGGTTTTCAGTAAAGCCCCGAGCGTGGAACTTCCGGACGCGGTGAAGGTTCTTGAAAAGGACGCGGACGGGGCGGGCTCCTCCCTTGAGCAACTCGCAAAGGGTGTGCTTACGGAGATTTTCACCACTGGCCGGGCGGGTCTCCTTTCTGATTTCCCTCCGTTGGAGCCCGGGCAGGTTGTGACCGTGGCGGACCTGGAAAGCGGACGCATCCGTCCCCGGATCGTGCCTTACAACGCGGAGCAAATCATAAATTGGCGCGAGTCCAACGTGGGCGGGGAAACCCTCCTCACCCTCCTTGTTTTGGAGGAATCGGCCATTGTCTCGGACGACGGTTTTGAGTTCAAAACGGAGCCCCGTTGGCGGGTGCTCAAGCTCCTCAACTTTGAGCAGAAAGAGACCGCGCAAGTTGAGGCCACGGTTTGGCGTAAAAAAGACGAAAAGAACCTCAAGCCCGGTGAGGAGACGTTTGAGGTTGTGGCGGGTCCGTATCCTGTTCTTGGATACAATTCTCGTCCCCTCTCCCGCATCCCTTGGCAATTCGTGGGCGTCACGAACAACGAGAGCAACGTTGACGAGCCTCCGCTTTACTCCATCGCCAACTTGAACGTTGCCCACTTCCGCAACTCGGCGGACTTGGAGGAGTCTTCTTTCCTCGTTGGCCAACCCACCCCCGTTTTTGCGGGCCTCACGCAAGATTGGGTGGACAAGAATTTCAAGGCGGGCGTTTACCTCGGATCGCGCGCGGCAATTCCGCTCCCCCAGGGTGGCAACGCTCAACTCCTCCAAGCGGAGCCGAACAACCTGCCCAAGGAACTCATGGCCCAAAAAGAGGAGCAAATGAAGGCCCTTGGGGCTAAGCTCATTGAGCCCAAGAAAGTCCAATCCACCGCCACGGAGGCGGCGATTGCCGAGACCTCGGAGGCCTCCGTTTTGTCGTCCGCCGCCGCCAACGTCTCCCAGGCTTTTGCCAAGGCGGTTTGGAACGCTTCCAAGTTCCTCGCCGAGGTGGCGGAGGACACCATAAAGTTTGCTCTCAACTCGGATTTCTCCTCCGCGCGCATGGACGCCCAAGAGCGGGCGCAACTCCTTGCCGAGTGGCAAGGCGAGCTTATCACGTGGGCGGAGGCTCGCGAGGGGCTCCGCAAGGCGGGCGTTGCCTATGAGAAGGACGACGCCGCCCGCAAGGCCATTGACGCCGAGGCGGCGGCACGTGGTGGGTTCAACGAGGACCCCAACGCCGCCCCCGGCGGGAATCAGGCTTAGACAACCGGGGCGGTTTCTTCCGGTAGGACGTAGGGCAAAAAGCGGTCCTTTCGGTATTGGAGAAAAGAGACGCATGCGGCCAAAATAAAGGCCTCGCTTGCCGCCATTCCGAGGGAGCGGCAAGCGAGGTAAAGGTTGAGGGCGTTTAGCATTTTCTTACTTGGCCAACCAATCTTTGCCAACAACGGCAACCAGGGTGGAGGGGGTGTAAAGCGTCTTGCGGAAGCCCCGTCCGTTGGAAAACGTCGTCTTGAGGTAGGGGAGACCTTCCAAGGTGGGGGCTTTGTCACCCTCCACGATTTGCACCGGGGTTCCAGTGCCAAAACCGGCGGTGTGAGCGGAGCGGCCAATCCGGATCGTTTTGCGAATGCCAGAGAGAGCGGCGGAAACTTTGCGGCGTTGTTCGGCGGTGATATTGGTGTTCATTTTCGGGGAAGGTTTTTAGTTTTGTTTCGGGCCGTTGTGGCCTTCTATGCACAAGACGAAAAACGTTTTTCGTTTCGTCGTCAATAAGTTTCTCGCCGAAAATCGGAAAAAGTTTTTTGCTCCCCGGTATGGCCTCGCCTCTCATTGACCTAGCAATCCGCCGCCAAGTGCTTCTTGAGCGTCTCAAGGCCGGGCAGGTTCGCGACTTCACCAAGGCTTTTGCCGAGATAGAAAAAGCCCTTTTGCGGGCGTTCGGTGGGGTGCAAGGCGAACTCTCCGAACAGGGGAAACGCTACGTGGCCAAATTCCTCAAGGAGGCGGAAACGGTCATTGCCGAGCCCCTCACGCAACGCACCAAACTTTATATGGCGGAGCTTGAGCCGGTGGCGGGCGTCTATGCGGCGGCGGAGTCCATTGACCTGCTCAAGAGCATTCGCGGGCTCTCCGGCCTCAAGGTGCCCAAAGCCTCGGCGGCGTGGAAACGGGCGCTTGAAAACCCCATGAGCCATTCCGGGGAGACCCTCACGGAGTTTGTGGAGTCCTTTGGATCGCGAGAGGCAAAACGCGTGCTCTCCCAAATCCGCCTTGGTGCCTCCCAGGGGCGGACGAATGCCGAGATACTCCGTTCCATCCTCGGCACCAAGGCGCGGAACTACAAAGACGGCATCCTTGCCACTTCGCGGCGGAACGCGGACGCCATGGTCCGGACGGCAACGCAACACGTGGCGAGCACGGGGCGGCAAGCCTTGTGGGAAGAAAACTCGGACATTGTGGAGAAATACCAATGGGTTTCCACTTTGGACCGGAACACCACGGCGGTTTGCAAGAGCCTTGACGGGCGGGAATTTGAACTCGGTAAGGGGCCAACCCCTCCAATCCATATCCGGTGCCGCTCAACAACGATTGCCGTCCTCAACTCCAAATTTGATTTCCTGAAACAGGGGCGGACCCGCTCGGCGGAGTTCGGGCCGGTCTCCGGCTCGGATACTTATTACGATTGGCTCAAGGATCAATCCGCGAGCGTCCAGGTGGAGGCCCTTGGCCCCACCCGCGCGAAGCTATTCAAGGAGGGCGGCTTGTCTCCGGACGAGTTCGCCACCCTCCAACTTGACCGCAATTTTAAGCCCCTCACTCTTGACGAAATGAAGGGCTTGGAACCGGAGGCGTTCAAACGGGCGGGGCTTTAACGGGCGGAAGAAAGGGGACACACTCCCCGGTTAGGATCGTGTTTATTCTTTGCCAGATTGTGAAATTACCGTCTTGCAAGCCGGACCGGATAGCCTTGGCGCAATCGTATTGGCTTTTTGCATACCGGGCAATTTCCGCGTCCGTGACATGGGACGCAAAAGGTATTTTGCCGATTAAAGCGGCATCCCCTAGGGCGTCCCAAGTTTCGGCGGTCTTGTCCCTTGCGGCTTGGAGCCTTTCACCGGTCACGACTTCGCCGTTGCTTGTTCGGAAAACGCTCACGATGGGGGCAAAAGAGGGGTGAGCTTGCGGGCGTCCGAAACGAGTTGGGCGAGCATCCCCGGGCCAATCTCGCCCGCGTCCGGGTTGAGCCTGGCAACCTTCTCGGAAAGGGCGGTCAACCCGTCTTGCTTGGCAATTTCCTTGGCCACGTAACGGAGCACGGAGGCGACGGAGAAGCGGGGCGGGAGTTCGCGCTTGTCCGTGCCGTCCACGATCCGGGCAAGGGCTTTGAGGGCCTCGGAGATTTGCACCGGCTTGGCCTCGCCGTCTCGGGGCGGCAACTCGCCATGTTGGAGCCGGTAGAGTTCCACCGTTGCCCAAGAATCCTCCGGGCTCGGCATGGAGAGGGCGAGCGTTTGGATTGGGTATTCCCGGAGGCCTTGGCCATAGGCGGGCGGGGGTGGGAGGGGTCG